TACAAAAGAGAATTATAATTTGGAAAATATATACTATACTATATCTACTCTTCCAATCGAAGATTTATTTATTCATTATTCAACCAACACTCCATTGTTGATTAAAAATTTAAGTAAAATTATAGCATATATGCTGAGTAATTTTCCACCTGATGATGAAAATAATATTAAAATATATTTCAAATTGGTTGTATCGATTTACAGCACGTATAATTTACCTATGGCTGTCGCCGACCAGATTATAAATAGCGATACACAAAGTTTATTACATCCACTATTTATAAAATATGGCCTAGTTAATCCAGAAGCAGATTAATTAACATTACAAAAAAATTAATAATTTAATATATATATATGAAATTATTTACAAAAAATAGTACAAAAAAGACAAAACGGACAGAACGGACAAAAAAGACAAAACGGACAAAAATGACAAAAAGGACAAAAAGGACAAAAAGAACAAAAAGAACATTAAGAAAACATAAAAGAGGCGGAGGAAAATGCCCCCAAATAGGTTTCCATCAACATGAAGGTGAATGTTGGAATGATTCTATGATGATGATTTTATGCTATTCAAACGGCATAAGTGACAGAATTCAAGAATTTTTTAAATTTATATCTTATCAAATTGATGAAGCTAAAATGATAAATACAAATTATGACAGTGTATCTATTATCGTAGAAAGTATTATAGATAGTTTTGATGAAGCAAACAAACATAAAGAAATGTATTCTTTTTTATGTCCTTTAAATATTGACATTGATGATCCAACCCAATATGATGATTTTAAAAAAGCAGCGGCTGATTATATATCATATATGTATATTAGATATATTAACGAACAATCGTTGATAGCAGATACAGGTACAGACACAGGTACAAGTACAAGCGCAGACGCAGACAAAAGAAAAAGAGCTGAAATGTTTAAAAGACAATACAGCATGAATGCATCGTTATCTTGTTCAAAAGCGAATTATAATATAGTAAATTTAAATCGTATAAATAATATATTAGATTTTTCTCCGAAAAAACACGGTGGTTATACAATAAATGCTTATATTACATTAAGTTTAATAAATTATTTTATAATAAATTTTCATGTTATCGATGATAATAATTTTACTACATTAAATGATGTGACACAACTTAAATTTTTAAATAATTATTCGTATGATTTAAATCCATGGTCAATATACACGTCATTAAGAGAAGGTTCAGATAAAATAGTTTTAATGGATAAAAATTCAGATACATTTACATCAGACAGTGCTATAGCCATAAATAATTCATTAGCTAATATTACCCACTATAATAAATTATCTGATTTAACAATATTAGAACTTGTATTAAATAGTACACCTGTAAATCAAATCAACTATGCATTAAATGTATCTATAGATTATTTTCCTAAAACAATTAATGATTTATATGATGATAATCATAAAGTAGTACACCATATCGGACATGCTATTTCATTCTTAAATTGTGATTCAGGGTTAAAATATTATAATGACAACGGTGTCAATCAAGATGGTGATGTAATGTTAAATTTTGATTGGGTAGATTATTTTATAAAAAAAATCCAAAATATAAATAATTTATCCAACAATTTGGATAGGGTTTCATTAGAAATTAAAACTATGAGCAATATGAGCAGACTTAAAGTCAAACGCGAAGATATAGTTCAAAAATATAAAGAAAAACAAGAAATATTAACCGACGCATTAATGTTTGAGGATGTCACAGGACAAGACGATAAAGCAATACTAATGGATATAAAACTTGTAATGTATGAAAATTACAATTTTAGAACGGTCATAAATAATATTTTTAATGATATTAACATATATTTTGATGACTATAATCACGCTATTATACTTAAAAATTTAAAAAAAAAAATAGATTATATAGTAGATAAATTTAAATGCGATAGTAAAGAAAACGCAGAAAATTATAATAGAATATTTAGATTAATAACGGATAGTTCAATGTTATTAGATCATATTTTTGATATAATACCAACAACAGACTCTTTAATAGAAGATATGAAATATTATGGTGTAATACCATCAGATGAAATAACACAATTAATATCAGAACAACGACCCATAACGGCACAACAACCTATATCTAAATTTAAACGACGTGGGGCAATTAATGTGCGACCGACAGTAACATTAGCACCAGCATTAGCACCAGCAGAAGCATTAGCACCAGCAGAAGCATTAGTACCAACATAATCAATATACAATATTATCATTCACCCATTTTTTAATAAGTAGATTAATAGGCGTCATAGACGCGTTTATACCTTGAATATACGCTTCATAATGTTCTGGTCTCTTTTCCAGCAGCAGCAAATTGTTATATATGATGCTAAATTCATGTTTTGAATAAATTTGTCTTATTTTAATAAAGACATCATCAATATCTTTATTGGAATTATTTATATTTGTTTCGACTAAAGAAGAAGCAGATTTTATTGTCTCTACATCTGACTCTTCATCATTGTCTTTTAACTTGTCTTTATCTCTATTCTTATCTCTGTTTGACGATTTTTCTTTGTCCTTAACAATGATATTCTTTTCTGCAGAAGAAAAAGATGAAGGAGGAAGCGCTTCTTGCGTAAAAATTTCCGGTCTATCTAACATCGTTCTGTACATTTGTAACGTGTGTAACAATGACGGCTGATCACTACTCGCATACGTTTGTAAAATACTATCTATACCTTTCTTGCTTAATTTTAAAATTAATTCATATAGCTTATTTTCTTCGCCGGTTTTGTTCTTCATATAGGAATAAAATTTATTGAATCTGACAATGGCATTAAATAAGAAAAATAAATCATCGCGCCGGTCATGATTATAAGAACGCGTTATTCCTTGAATCCAAGTAGGCGTTTGAATAAGTAATAAATTATTAGTAATGGACAGTTTACTGCCTTTGGGACAAAAAGAAATTAAGGCTATTTGGGTCATTGCTTGCATAGGCTCTAAAATAATATCAAAACGCTCTTTGCCTTTGCCTTTGTCTTTTACAAACATTCCGTATAATCCAACTAAAGCGTCCATTAATTATTATATTATTTAATAAATAACATAATATCTTTATTACACTTTTGAGAAAAGTGTAGCAAAAAAGGGGTAAACCCCTATAAAAAAGGGGTAAACCCCTTTTTTATAGGGGTTTACCCCTTTTTTATATAACTACTGTATTTGTAGTTGTAGTTGTAATTGTAGTTGTATTTGAATTATTATGAAACCTACCCGAATGAAATATATTTACAGTTGGAATGAGTTTATTATATGCTAAATTATATTTTTGACACCAAGCAATACATTTTTGAATATTAGCTTTTTTCATTGTTTCTATTTTATCCGATTTATTATTATTTGTATTGTCAATCAAATTCAATGTGCTAACAATATTTTCTATTTGTTGTTGTCCATATATAGCATTTATTTCTTCAACCTTGTTTATAAAAATATAAGGTAAATCGAAATCAAATAAGGATACAAGTTGTATAGCATCAGCATTAGCATTAGCGTCAGCATTCCCGTCAGGTACCAACGTCATGCTAGTTAATATTTTATAAAATTTCTTAACCAAATCTTCACTTGAAGCTAAACGAAATCCTTTACATACAACATATTTTTCCGAGTTGGCTGGTCTACTAGTATTAGGTTTAACAAAGTAAACACGATTGTATAGATTAGATAGCAAAAATAATAAATCCAATGATAATTTTGTAAATGTATCAAAAAATTTAATAATAAAGTTACCGCCTTGCTTTTGCATAGCTGTAGCAAAAGCAATTTGACACATGATTAATTTAGAACTAATCATTTCTTGTTTATTAAAATCATGCGAAAAATCAAATCCACCATCAGCAGTAATTAAATTCATAGTACCATTGAATTTCATATAACAATATTTTAGATTATCTGGATTCATCAAATCACCACGTCCATCACAACCTTTTTCAATAATCACATTGGGATTATTTAATAAGAAAGATTTACTTTTACGCCAGCCTGGAACACTACTATCATCATCAATTAAAGTCATACCATAATACGTATCTGAAAGTTGTGACCGCATTAAAGCCAATGCTTCAATAAATCCACCTGGTCCTTCCGCCAAGTGAAATGTTTTACATGCGGGAGGCAGATCTTCTAATATGTACAACATTTTACATATTTCAATCATTTTATAAAATGAACGCGAAAGTGGTTTATATGTACATACTGGTAATTTTGTATTGGGTATGATAGAATGAATATATTCATAACAATTTGTATATTTTTTATACTTGTCCCAGTCATTTTGTTTTGTATCAATTTGTTCTTTTACAAATGATAGATATTTACATAATGATTTGTTAATTGGGGGCTCTGCCATCTGCTGCACTTGCCCCCGACCCCCGTGTGTGTTTTGCTCTCCGACAAGCGGAGCAGATGGAGTTGTGTTTTGCTCATGGACTATTACGCCCCCGACTACAAGCGCAAGCGCAGCAGATGAAATTGTCGGATGAATACTGCCGATTAAATTTGCGCTGTATTGTATTTGCGATAGTTGAAAAAAACTCATAATTAAGTATGCTACTGTGTATTATAAATTAATATTTATGTTCTTTTATCTAGTATTATAATCACAATGTATTCATATAATTATAATGTTAATTTCAGTTTACCCTTTAGTTTAACAGGTTTCACCTTCTTCGTAACAACTGTCGCAGCGGCCTCTTGTGCTCGTGCACTCAAATCTTCTTCATCTTTTTCATCATCAACCGTTTTGTGTAGTAAATCTAAGGCTACTTTATCCGCGTCTACATTTCTCATTTTTTTATATACAAAGTACCGGTTAAAGAATGAAATGGTCCGTTCATTCGCATTCATATCTGGTGCTTTTTTATAATCATTTGCTACACGCGGATTAGCCTTTATTTCATTATTCATAATAGTAAATAATTCATTAAATAATCCAGTTCCATTCGGCAGATGTTTTTGCATCGCTTCTTCTTTTGTCAACAAAACAAATCCATAATTTTCCAATATTCTCGTCAAATAATTATAATTAACCAAATATTCTTTAAACGATTTGTTAATAGACTCGCAAAACACATCAATACCGAATCCAACACAACTACTGTTGTCATCGTAATCCGTTCTATCGTATCTTTTAGTAATTTCCCATATTTTTTTACCGTCTTCAATGATGGCGGTGCTCTCATTTTCTTTCTTATCTTTTAACATGTTAAATATTGTTTTACCATCATAACTCGTACCAATAAAGTAACCGCCTACTTTGGTAACTTCGGAAACATTTCGCAAAAAGTGTTGTAATGTTTCCTGGCTTTCAAACATGTAATGAAGTGCAAATTGAATAGAACATATATCAAACCCATCTTTACCAATTCCATATTGTTTATACACACCTTTGCCCAACTGTTTCTCGTCTTTTGCGCCTTGACCAAATATTGCGTTGGCCGTCTGTTTATCTTTCGCAGTAAACAAACCAGTTGTATTGCGAATATTTACACCAGAGTTGCCGTTTACAAATAGTGCGGCCGGCATTACTTTAAATGTTTTTTTATATTCCAGATATCGGGCACACGCGCCATCCAATCGATTTTGAATATTATCGCGAGAAATATCAATCCCAAATACAAATTTCAGTTTAGCATTTATCCATTTAGGAAAATCGCCTGCTTTACCTACAGCCAAATCTATTAACGTGTCGCCCGGTTTGGATACGCGAGAAATTAATAATTTCTTAATAAATAAATTGTGGAAATTTCTCAATGGCTGTGTTAAACACGATTCGGATACTTTATTATAGTAAACATCATCATCACCTAAATTCGTTGGTATTCCTTCTCCTGTAGTAATCATTTCACGTGTGATTGGCTTATGAATTGTTCGCCAATTGCTA